GTCAATAGTATCAGCAGCACTAACACATGCAAGTGCAGCAGCAGCAAAAGTAGAAGCTGCTCCTGTATTTACAACGTTAGCTTCGCCGTTAGTACCTTTTGCAAGATACGTACCAGCAGCAGCATCAAGAGCAGCACCATCAATGATGTCATCTCCACCAGCAAAGTCAATATTACAAGTACAACTTGCAGTAAAGGACTTCATGATTTCTGCACCAGCAGCAACAACTACTGATTCGGCAGGGATTTCAAGCAATTGAAAGATGTCTCCATCTGCGCCAGAGTAACCAGCAGTTACCATTGCATCAATATCTAGTATTGCTTCAATAGTACGTACAGTATTACCAACTACTGTTGGAACAGCAAGAACGTTTGCTCCAACACCAGCGGTATCACTGGAAGTCATGTCATAAGTAGCCATAGTTTATATCTCCCTTAAGCTGCGTTATAACGAGCAGTGACGATAGCTTCAGGCCGAAGTATCTTCCTACCGTATAGGTGCATACCACGAACAATGTCAGCAAAGCTGTCAGGGTCACGATATGTTTCTGTTTTATTGATCTGCTCTGCAGTTGCTACAGCAGAATCATGACCAGCTACGATAACACCGAAGTTAGTCAATTGGTTTGCAGAACCTGTAGTTCCCGGTCCAGTACCTACTGCTGGTAAATTAGACGAGGAGTATACACGGAAGCCGTGGAAGTTGTTAACGGCAAGACCATTACGCAATCCACCTGATTCACCGAAATCTGCGTTCATAAAGCGTGAATCTTCATCAGCTAAGATTTCCATAAATACTGGATCTACTACTAACCAACGTCCTTGCTTATCTACTTGCTGTTGATCAAGTAAACGAGCCATACGTGCTACAACCATTGCTGGTGAAGCCGTTGCTGTTGGCAAAGCTGTTGCGCCCGGTAAACGTGCAGCCAGAGGAATAGAGTGTGTTCCTGCAGAGCTTGTAGTAATATTCCCGAAGTCACCTTTATGAAGCTGCATAGATGATAGCAACTCATTTGACCCGGCAGTCGATACTGCTTTAGTACCGTTTACAGTTGAGTTCAGTGCATCAGCTTGTGAGTGCAATGAAGACTGTGCGTAACCAGCCATGTAACCTAAGACTTCTTGGTCATGATTATCAGCTAAACGATATGCAGCACGGTTGGTTGCAAGATCCATGAAGTTTACATGAGAATGTGCTTCTTCAATATCATCCATCTTAAAAGCAAAATAGTTAGCTTTATCAATGACTAAGGAGAAGTCTTCGTCCTGTAAATCCTGTGCGGTCACGTTTGTACCCCTCGCATACTGCGAGACAGAAATCTCTGGTTCTTTGATAATTTTGACGGTATCGCCTTGTGCGGCAATCTCGCCCATATAGTCTGAGTTGGTTATATCACCACAGACAGTTGACTTGCGGAATGCAAGCTGTACTTTTTTAGAATAGATTACTGGGCTAAAATTACCATTTGGTAAATTGCCGTAACCTGTTGCGGTTGTAAAAGCCATGAGATAAATCCTCCGTTTGGTGTTTGGCTTATGTTTAATAAGCTAAACTAACCGATAAGAGGCTAAACTTTTTAGGGTGCATATAAGGGTCTATACGGGCCTATACTTATTTAGGTAGGTCTTATTATTGGTGTGTTTAGACTTAGCGAGGTAGTATTGTCTTAATTGTAAGGTAGTCTTTTTTACGAGAGGCTTACAATTTATTGTAAAGACACCTATAGTTATACTAAGTAGACTATAGATGTCAATGCTTTATTTACTATTATCGTGCACCGCCTGTCATATCGTAATTAAATTTTCCAGAACGAATGGCTTCCATAATAGCATCTGATTGTTTTTCATACTGAGCAGCAGTCATTCTATGTACTTGTGACTCAGAAAAACTTGCATTAGAATCATTTTGGTCGGGTTTAGTTGTGCGTTTAGTTACAACAGCTGAAGCTGCAGACTTAGATGATTTCTTTTTAGTTTTATTATCTAATCCTTTATCTACTTTATATAAATCAATTACACGAGTAACAGATGCAGGGTCTTCAGAGTTTTCATATAAAGCATCTTGTACCCACTTAGGTTGTTCACCTGCCCAATCATGAAATACATCACTGCTACGAAGCTCATCAAAATCAGGATGCATAGCCCTAATTTCATCTTCCATTCTTTTACGGTCTGCTTCTGCACTAATGCGATCAATTTCTTGTAGTCTAACTTCTGCAGTAGAAAACTTTTCTTGTGCTTTCTTTTCTGCAATACTTTCAACAATAGCAGCAACATCAGGATACTGCTTAGCCCAAGCTTCTATATCTTCATCAGACTTAGGAGGACGTATATCACCTCTCTCTTCAGCACTTTCTAATTTAGCTTTAAGTGCTTTAAGTTCTTCTGCTTGTTTGTTCTGATGGCTACGTAAATCGCTGTAGCGTTTCTTGTAGGTCTTCTCTTCGCTACTTAAGTTTTTGTCTTCTTGTGCTTCATCTTTAGCGTTGGCTTCTTTTTGTTTGGTATCACCTTCATCTTGTACTTGGGTTGATGCAGCTGTCTTGCCATCGGATTCCTCACTGTCATCGGACTGTTCTCCCATAAGTTCTTTGAGTTCGTCTTCCTGCTCTTGGATGCGTCTCTTGTTAGCATTACTAAAGTTTGGATCAACAAATCCTGCAGTCTTTGGTTTTTCCATAGTTTGTAGTTCAGACATAATTTTTCCTTTTATGTGGGGCCAGCTTTAGCTGGGTAGCCTTATAGTTGTTGTCGAGGGTAATTATTTTTTCTTCTTTTTCTTTCTTTTTTTATTTTGCATCAAGCCGCCTTTATACATTCCAAACTCTCCTCCGGGTCTACTACGTGTAGGAGCTAGTTCTTTTTTTATTTCTCCAGAGGTTATTGCTTTTTCAATTTTATCTTCTTTATCTTTTTTTACTTTTTCTCTTTTGGCAGCTAATGCTATTTTATCTTTTTGATTTAATTCACCAGTATCTTCTTTATTTCTTTTTAATCTAGCTTTCATTTCAGAAGTACTCTCAGTTGTAGAAGAGCGATCTCTATTACGTTGAGTAATGTCTTTATCTACTTTAGCTGCAGCCTCACTTAAAGGAGGTGCTACCGTACTTGCAGTCTTTTCAAATGGGTCACTACCATACTCATCAAGTATTTTATTTGTAAGATTAGAAGTATTAGTTAAGGCATAGTTTATAATACTTCCAAGTTTAGTTACATCACCAAGACGATTTTTAGTACGTGCAGCTAAAGCAGCTTTCATCTCAGCAATTTTATCTGCATTATACCCTCTTGCTTCTAGATAGTCAATGTTACTTTTTAATTCTCCTATTGCTGTAGCTTGCAAGAATTGATTAACTGGACTATTCTTAAAGAACTTACTTATGCCACTTTGTTCTTTATTAATTGCTCCTAATGTTTCTCCTGCAAGTGCATCAGGATCTGAGTAGGTATACTTATTCTTCCAAGCATCCATATCAACTTCAAAGTCATCTTCTCTATTTACTCTTCCTGTCGGAGCTTCTACTGCTGGTGGTACTCCCATAATAAATCCTGCAGGTACTGTACCTATAGGAAGATTAGTAACAGCATCATGTTCAATCTTCATAATTTCACCAGTAGAAGGGTTGTAATAGTCTACCATTATTGTAGCTCTACCACCTGTATTATCAGTAGTACCAAATGAAGAGAACCCTAAGCCATACTCAAAAGGATTAAAACTAGAACTTGTATTTTCTGCACCTTCTGGAAGAAGACCACCTTCAGCTAGTGTTGAAGTTTGCCTATTTGCTTTCTGCATATCATCTGATTTCATATTAGCTTTTGTAGTATTTATTGTGACGCCACGTTTAGATAATTCTTCTAGTAGAGAAGGATTTGTTTTAGTAGCAGCTAATACTTTGTCTATGACAGTATCAATTTTAGTTGTATCATTATATAGAGATTCAGTCATACCTCCTGCATACAAACCAACAGTCATGCCTTTAGCATTCATACGAGAGTTTACTAGAGGATCAGTTTGTCCTTGTGATGCTATAGAGTTTAGTGTTTTGTTTACAAGTCCACCATCCTTAAGACCAGAAGTAGCTAATGCTTTTTCTAACATAGCTAAGTCCTGTTCACTAACGTCAGTACCTTCTTCAACGACAGGTACATCTACAGGATCACCACCAATACGTCCAGCAGCATCCATACTAGCTAAGCCTGTCTTAGCTTGTGTACGTAGATCTTCAAAAAACTTTACACCAAAGAAACGAACAACATCAGCTGGAACAACGTACTCACCTTCACTTAACCTAGCGTCAATGTCATCACGTACTTCTTCAGGTAAAGACCCCGGAGGGACTTCATTGCCTGATACAGGATCTACCTTCTCATCCATGAAAGCCATTTCCATCTGCTCATTTATTGCCATTAACTTCATCCCTCAAATATTTAAGCTTACGTAGCATTGCTGCTTCGCCTTGACATCGAAACATATCATCTGTAGTTGTAACTTGTTCCATCTTCTTGTGCACTTGTAGTATCTTATTATCTAGCATTTCGCAGAACTCATCCCACAAAGGCTTATCGTTTACTAACTTCTGTAGTTTCATCTATTAGGCCTCTGGACTAAACCACCTTTGTTTAACCTTAGTTTACTTGTTTTAGAATCTAACTTCAAGTCTTTAATGTTTATGGACTTACCTTTTAGTATATCAACACTATCTTTTTTATCAGCTTTAGCTACTCTTTTAGCTAAATCTCCCCTTGGAAATCTTTCTGCTAAATTTCGTTCTTCAGGGCTAATGTAAGTCTTATACTTTAGGTCTTTAGTACCTACTTTAACTTGATTACCAAGTTCTGCTTTTAGTTGCTTTAAAGCTTTATCTAACGCTACAACATATGTATTGTAAAAGCCTGAGCCTTTAGTGATAACTTTTTTATACTCATCTGATCCTTTAGAAAAACGTTTTTCAGCTAGTTTTTCTATAGGAGGTATTACAATTTCATTAATACCTTTAGCTTTAGAATCTGCAATAATAGACTGTAACAACACTCTTACTGAATCAGTTAAGCTTGTAATAGGTGTATCTTTTTTAGTTGTAATCATATTAGAAGAATAAGTTAACTCTCTTACATTATCTTTAAGAAAACTTATTACATCACTAATTTGATCAAAGTATCTAATATTAAGTTTTTCAAACATCATGTTTTCAAACACTTCAGATACAACTCTAATGTCAGATATAAACGAACTTCGATTTGGTAAATCACCCATAGTTGGTTCTAGTGGTCGATTTGGAGATGTTTCTTGTAAAAGTTTTTTGTAGGCCGTTGATTTTTCTATTGTTGAAAGGTTTTTATTTAAAGAGATAGGTATGTATTTATTAAATAAAAAGTCTTTGTAGTCAGTAAAAAAAGAACCTGCCATTTCAAATTCACGTTGATCAGAGAGTTCTTCCATAACTTCATCATAATTTTCTTCAAATTCTTTTACAGTTTTTTTCAAAGTTTCAGATCTATTAACTACCATGTTTTGTATTGGATCAGACTGAAGCTCTTCAATTAATGTATATCTGGAGTCTGGCCTAAGCATTTGAAAACCAAGTTCTGTTTGTACTTCTTCAGGCATTGGCAAATCTGAACTTTGTCTTATACTATAGCGTGCATGAGCTAAATTAGAACCACCGTAATGAGTCGCTAGTCCTAAGTCTTTAGCTGTAACGTCTACACCAATCTCTTCGTACCCTACTTCTTCATCTAATAGATCTTTTTGTCTCTGTGCATATTTATTAGAAGTTCTTTTCTTTACAGCTTTAATATTTAAAGGCTCCATGCCATCGTCAATAGCACCACTATTATTACCCCTAGTATAATTTCTAGCAGGATCTAAACTAAACTCTCTATAGTCTAACTCAGCCTGTGTAACTTTAGGAGCACGTTTACGTACAAAAGCCTCAATGTTTTCACCTCTAGTACCTTTCTTACCTATAGGTGCATTTTCAATAGCAGACTCTATGGGGCTATAGAACTCAGCTATAGTAGATGTATTAGGATCTTCTACGTCAGACAATACTTCATCTGTCTGCTTAAACATAGGATTAAACTTAGGGTTATCCGTAATACCCAGCGCAGAGCTTAGCTCTTTAGCTATAAGTCTACTCAGTGCAGCCATTACTGTACGTTCCCACTAAAGCCTTGCTCACCCGGTACAGCAGCAGCACCTACTCCAATGTTACCACCGCCCCCGCCTGTCATATCTTGTGGACCTGTTGGCCCTGCTCCTTGAGGCGGGGGAGTGGCTGCTGGCGAACCTTCTGGACCTGCAGGAGGAACACCGGGCGCAGCTGGTTCAGGCGGAGCTTGGAAACCCTTGAGGATCTCAGCCTGTACTGCTGCATCTTGGATTGAGTTAGTTACCTTTTCAGGATCAAGATCCATACTAACAGCAATCTCACGAATGATGTAATCCATCTTAGCAAATGGTGCAAGTATTGGATTCTGTGCAACTTGTAAGAACTGCATTAAGCGTTGGCTACGTACTTCGTTAGCCATCAGTGACTCAGTACCTTGAGCTTTGACTTCTAAGTCACCCTTTATCTCAGGGTCATAGTCAAATTGCATGTTAAAACTAAAGAAAGCTTTACCTAGTGGGTTGAGTAAATAGTCATCTACATTCTTAATAACAGTACGTATAGAGCCATTAGCTGCAGACATAAGCATAGAGATACCTGAAGCAGTACGTCCTACACCTGTCACACCTGTCTGACCGTGAGCAAAAGAAGGAAAGCCTGTTGACTCATCAGCTAGTACCCTTGCCTTGTCAAACAACTGCATGTTCTCACCAGCAACGTTAGGAAAAGATGTACCGAAGATGGCTTGTCCGGGTGCACCTCCTTGACGCCTAAACACTTTGCCGGGATACACAGATAGATCCTGCCCCGGCACTAAATTAGTCTCATCAACCTCGATCAATAAGTTACCTGATAGTACAGCATTGTCTACTGCCATACGCATGAAACCATTCATTAAAGTCTGAGTGTCATCCATGTTTTCAGCGATACCTACACCAAAGAATGAATAAGGATTTACTTCATAGGGTACAGCATAGTAAGGTATAAGTGCAGGTTTAAATGGATTCATAACCATACGCAAGACTTGTCCGTTACACACCCACAAGTTTACATTGAGTTGTTCTGCATCTTTTAAGGAGCGAGGTATTTCTATATCGTGTTCTTCTAATACTTCACGATCTACAAAACCCCAAAACTCTTTTACGTCATAGCGTTCAGCTTGACTGCCGTGGTCATCATCTTCCATGACTTGTTCCCACCACTTCTTCTCGTAGGACTCACCCATCTTGAGAGCACTATCAATGGCGTTATCACGAAAGAAAGGCCGACCTTTAAGAGCACGTAACT